TTAGCGGCCGGACAGGCCTTTGACGGTGGCGTAGAGGACGGCGAGCGCGGTCGCGAAGGTCGACAGCCACTTGACGAACCGGACCATGCCAGTCGCGGTGTTCCAGGCCTCGAGGAGGTCCTTCACATCCGCGCGCAAGGCGAGAAGCTCGGCGCGCACGTCGGCATGCTCCGCCTTCAGGCTCGGCGCTTCTTTTCCATATCATCCATGGGTTTCTCCTGCTGACGGTCACGCCGCCGCGCGGATGGCGGTCACTTCCACACCCTCGTTCAATGCTAGCGGCACGACGGAGGTGATATTCCACAGCCCGCCGGCAAAGCTGATGCGGTCAAGGACGCTGAGCGCCAGCGTCTCGCTGTTGCCCAGCACCCGAAACGTCGCTGGCTGCGAGGCTGAGAGCTGCGCCGCCTCTCGCCGTTCAGCGCCTGTACCCCAGATGACGCCCGCCCAGAGGATTGCGTAATCGGTCCAGGTTTCAATCTCACCGCCATAATCGTCTATGACGACCGTCTTGCGCTGGAACACGATCCTGCGATTCCGCGGTCCGGCCCTCATCAGACGCCCCGGCGGTGGTTGCACAGCAGGCTGTCGAGATTGGTCCAGTCGCCTGCTTTGGCATGCTCGCGCCGATCGAAGCTGTCAGCGATGAACAACAGCATGGCGTGGAGCACATCGTCGGGAGGAAGGGTGCCGACCGACGCGGTGAGCGTAATGCGTGATCCCGGCTGAACCGCCGGCCATGCCGCTCCCGGCTTCAGGACGATGGCCGCATCAAGCCCGTCAGCGCGCAGTTCATAAATAGCAGCGGACATGGACTGCGCGGCGCCGGCCACATCAATATACTCGATCGACGTGACGGAATTGACCGGCGCGAACGGAAGCCGCGCCATATCGGTAAAGCTGTCGCAATGCGCCACCAGCGTTCGCTCAGCGAATGCCACGCCGCAATAGGCTTCCGCGTGCGCCCGCGCAGAGGCGATGTACAGATCGAGCGCATCGTCTTCGTCAGTGCCAATGACCCGGCACTGGGCCTTGGCCTCGGCGAGGCTGACCGGCTCGACCGCAGGCGCAACGGGGGCGACCGGGTACCAGCTCATGGTGCTGTCTTCTTCCTGGTACCGGCACGCAGCTCGGGTACCGATTTCACCGTCCGCTCCACCTTGGGCGCGGCGTCTGGCACCGCGAAGCCCGCCTCAATCAGGCTGCAGGCTTCCTCGTCGCTGCATATATATTCGTCGCCCGCGCTCCATGCGCCGTTTGCGCCGGACAGGCTGGCGGTGAGTTTGACCTTCATGGGATGCTCCTCTCCAAAAGGGCGCGGACACGCCGCTCAGGAAATGGGCGGAGCCGAAGCCCCGCCCGATCCAGTTACGATGCCTTGGTGATGAGGTGCTTGACCGCGGCGGTATCGCCGAGCTCGCCGTCGAAACGGATCAAACCTGCGATGCCAAGGTCAGGCCAGAAGCGCTCACGCATCACACCGATGACCGGCGCGCCGACCTTGCGGACAAAATACTTGCCGAAGTCACCGAACACAGCCACCCGCGCGGCGGCCGCGGCGCCAGGCACAGAGCCAATCGCCTGATTAACGTGGTAGTTGTAGCCCAGCAGCGAACCGGGGACGCCGGCGCGCACGTCGCCCATCTGCCACAGATAGTTGCCGGCGCCGTCCTTGAGCTTGCGGATCAGCTTCAACGTGCTGTCATTGAACATGAAGCCGACCTTCGGTCCGGTGCGGTATGCCGGGTCGACCGAATGCACGAGGTCGATCAGCTCATCCGCGATGATGGCGGTGGCCGATGCGGTCGTGACACCCAGTGTGGACGCGGTGACGATGCCGTTCGGATCACCCGTGCCATCGCCGATGGTCAGTTCACGGTTGGCAATACGGCCAAGACGCTCGCCGAGCAGCGAACCCAGCAGCGCTTCCATGTTGAAGATGCTGTCGGTGTCGAGTTCCCACGACCAGCGGATAAACTCGGTGTCGTAGGCATAGGCATCAAGGCTCTTCTGTCCGAACGTCACGTCACTGCCGCCATCGTCGGTCAGGGCGGTGGCTTCGGTGTGCTTCACAGCCGGAACAGCCGTGTCATCGGTGGTCGGAATCTTGATCGGGTTGCCGCTTGCCGTGACCATTTCCGTCACGACGCTGCCGTCATACATCGGACCCCATGCCAGCATCGACTTGATGATCTGGTTCGACAGTTCGGTCGGGACGGTGAAACCGCCCGCCGTGGTGGTGCCAGCCGTCTGTGCACGAAATTCAGCGCGGCCCTTTGCGAGGACGGCGCGCTCTTCCTGCGTCAGGTCTTCGAGCGGGCCGCAGATGGCCTTGGCGAAGGCGGTACGATATTCGACGGCCTCGACCTCATCAACGCCGCGCGCTTCACTGTCCTTGGGGTGCGGGCGCTGCCTGGCGCGCGCTTCATCGGCGCGGGCCTCGGCGGCTGCGGTGCGCTCTTCGCGGGCGATTTCCACTTCCACCTTGTCGAAGTCGGCCATGATCATGTCGTGGCGCGCTTCCAGTTCGGCGGTGCGGCTTTCGTCGGTGTTGGCCTTGATCTCGTCGAGGGCTTCGCGGGCCTGGGTAACGAGGCGGCCGCGTTTGTCGTGCAATTCAGTGGTCATGAGAATATTCCTTAAAGCAAGAAGGCCGCCAACACGGCGGCCTCGATGCCTTTCCCAAGGGCAGACGATGGGCTCCGCGTTGACACGCGGGAATCTCGTTAAATCTTGCGGAATCTCTGTTCGGCAGCGGCCTTGCGCTCAGCAATGCGGGCCTCGGCGCGCTTGCGGTTATGGTCCGCGCGGGCTTGTCCGGCCGCCGTCCGCGCGGATTCAAGCGAGCGGAGCGCAAGAGACGTATCGTCATAGGCCGGGAAGGCGACGGCACTGACCTCGCGCAGATCGACCGCCTGGATGGTGCGGACCGGGATATCGCCGGTCTCGTCCCAGAGCTGACGGGTGACGATGAACCCGAACGACATGCCCGAGATGTCGCCGCGGGCAATCAGCGTCGCAAGATCGCGGCCATCCTGCGTGTCGGGCAGATCGATTTCGACCGCGAGGCCCACGTCATCTTCTATAAGCCGCAGGGTGCCCGCCGTAGTCCGGCCGATCACGCGCCCGCTGTCATGGTCGATCAGTGCGCGCACGTCACCGGCGATCGTGCCCTGGAAGGCCCCGGGGGCAATGATCTCCCGGAACTGACCGCCAATGTCGGCGGCGCTGCCAAACACTGCTGCATAACCGGCGATGGTGGGGCCATCACCGGCCGATCGGATAGCAAGGGGACGCACCAGCGCACGTCGTTCCATCGTCATACGGTATCTCCATTGGGTACGGCAGCGGCGTCGGTGCCTGTCGCCGCGTTACTGCCCAGCGGCACAGTCGCGCCCTGGATGTAAAGCTGATCCCCTTGCGGTCGCGGCGGCCGGTTCTCCAGCGCCCGGGCTTCATCGGGGGTAAGGATCGCGTTCTGGATCCCCTGGGCAAGCCCGGCCATGCGGGCGGCAAAGTCGCCGCGCATCAGGCCGTCGAGATTATGCTCGACATAGCGTGCACTGCCGCGGGGCCCGAATAGCTTGAGGTTGAGCTCTTCTTCGAACGCCTTGGCCCATTGCGCAATGAGGTGTTTGACCAGGTGGAGGTCCTGCTGCTCGGTGTTGGAAAATGTGCCGTGGGTCAGGTCCTGCAGAAATACCGGCGGCAAATTATAGACCCGGGCAATCTCCTCGACCTGAAAGCGGCGGGCCTCGGTCATCTGCCCCTTGGCGGGATCGAACCCGACCTGTTTGAGCTCGTGACCGGGCGGCATCGGAAACACCGGCTTGCGGCTCGCCTTGGCCGCCTCGATGGCGCGGTGAATATCGCCCATCGCCCGCTTCATCGCGTCCGCGCCCTGCGGCAGCGGGCCCGACAGGGCGAGTGGCGGAACCCCGCCGCCCGCGAAGAAATCCCCGGCATAGTCACCCATGGCCAGTGCCAGCGCGACTGCCTTGGCGCCGTTGATGATCGGGCTGTAGGAACCAAGCTGGTCGCGCTTCAAGAGATACGGAATGTCGATGACGTCGGCGGCCGGATAGGCCTGCGCTTTGCCGGCAACGGCATAATATTTGCGGCCATCGATCCGCTTGACGGTGGTGGCGGCCGGATCCATCGGCCAGATGGCAATAATATTGGCACCGCTGCGCTCGATCCACGACACGCCGCGCCCGCCGGTGAACACCTGCTGCCACATATATTTGCGCCAGCCGAAGCTGGTCCATTCCGGATTGGGGGCTTCATTGAGCAGCCGCTGGATGCCGCCGCGGATCCGCTCTGCCCCGTCGTCCTTGGTGCGATAGGCATGGAGCGGCAGGTTCGCCATGGATGAGGCCAGGAACGTGACCGCCGCCGAGACCGCCGGCACGGTGAGCGCGCTGTCGATGGTGACGCTGGGTAGATTGCCCGACTGGACACCGAAGAAAGCGAGGAAGTTTTCGGAACTCACCGGGATGGTCGGGTTCTCGATCGAAGCCCGCGTCTCGCGCCCGAGCCAGTCACGCCAGCCCATCACGCCACCAACCGGAAATTGGGATCATCCCATGGGGAGACGGGAAGGGCGATCACGCTGCCCATGGCCGCGCCCAGCGCCATGCACAGCGCTACAGCACAATCGATCTTGTTCACGGCTCTCTCCTTGGCCAGCCAGTGGTTGCCCCATCGGTCCTCATCGGTGACGGCCGACATGATGGCTGAGACGAGGACGGGGCTGCGTTTGAGGCGCAGGCGCCGCTCGAGCAGCGCTTCTTCGACCAGCCGGACCGAGCCCGGCATCCACAGGCCTTCGCTCATTCCCTCAGTCGGTTTTCCGCGCCTTGTGCCGCCCTGGGGATGTTCGACAAAGGGCAGGGCAAGCCCGAGTTCGGCTACTTCGTCCTCTAGCCTCCGGAACGCATAACGATCGTAGGCGGCGACACTGATGTCGAACATCCGGTCATAGTCCGCGAGTGCCTGGGCGACTTGGCGCAGGCTGATATTCTCGCCCCTGGGGGCATGCAGATATCCATCGCGCACCCAGGTGTCATAGGGCGCCTTGTCGCGCAGTTCGCGGGCGACAAGCGTATCGCCCGGCGTCCAGGCTTCCACCCAGCCATCGAACAGCGGTTTGCCGGCATGTTCGCCGGACTCCACGACGCCGGTTTGCACGATAGCGGCGAGCGCGGTGATGTCGCGGTTTTGGCTGAGGTCGAGCCCGAGCGCCACGCGCGCACCGGCGTGATCGGCAATCTCGAAGTCGGCGAGTGCCGGCTCCACGGTCGCCCGGGTCATCCAGGCGGTTTCGGCATCGGTCCAGACGCAGAAGTGAAGGCGCAGAATTCCGTTGAGCTGCCCCGGGATCGCTTTGGCCTGCGCCACCGTCTCGGTGAGATATTCTGCTGTGATGGTGACGCCGAGCAGCGGGTTGGCCTTGATCCAGCATCCCGGGTCGGTGAGCGGATCATCGCCTTCGTCGAGCGCGCAGACATAGGAAAATGTCGTGTCGTCGATGACCGCGCCGAGGTAGGTCGGGTCGGTTACGGCATCGATATTGCCGGCCGCGACCTTGATGGCGTGCTCATGCTCTTCCCACGCCACCGAATTGCGGTTGGAGCCCGAGTTGGTGATCATGAACAGCAGCGGGTCGCGGCGGAATTTGAAGCCGCGCTCCAGCATCTCGATGATCGAGCGGTCGGGCAGCTCGTGGATCTCGTCCGCCAGCACGAAATAGGGCCGCGGGCCCGAGCCGGTCCTGCCGGTATCGCGGGACACCGGGCGGAAGAAGGATCCCGACCCATGATGCGCGATGTTGAACTCGCGGCCGGCGCCGCCCGAGAACTCCAGCCGCTTTGCCAGCGCGGGTGATTGGCGGACCATCTTGACCGCGTCGGCAAACAGGATGCCGGCCTGTTCGCGCTTGGCGGCCGCGGCATAGATCTGCGCGCCAGCCTCATTGCAGGCGGTCATGCCGTACAGACCAATGCCGCCCGCGACCGGGCTTTTGCCATTACCCTTGCCCTGTTCGATATAGGCCCGGCGGAAACGCCTGCGGCCATCCTTGCGCTTCCAGCCGAACACCGAGCCGATGATGAAAGCCTGGCTCGGTTCCAGTCGGAAAGGCTGACCATCGAATTGGCCTTCGGAAAGTTTGAGCACCTCCTCGAAAAAGCCAAAGGCGTGGGCTGCGGCCTCCGGGTCGAAGCGGATCCCATCGGTGCGGTTCAGGTCATCGAGATGCCGACGACAGGCGTTGCGGACATGCGGACCAGCGATAAACTCGCCGGCAATGACGGCCCGGGCGTAATCGGTGGTGCGATCAGCCGAAGAAGCGGTCGGCGGGGTCGTCGCTTTCCGCCGGCGTTTCTGCGGCGATGCGGGTTCTGGCACTGGGCGTTATCCCGAATTCCGCAGCGTACGCATCCTGTCCGCCCAAAATCACAATATTGGGCGATATCCCCGACGTTTCCGCTCCACCGATGATTAACAAATCGCCGATATATCGGCGGCATGAACGACATGCCCCGAGACTTACTGCCGCCTGAGCCGGCCAGCCGCGAGAAGGCGCTTCAGTCCGCGCATATCTTCCGCAGCAAATTGATCGAACGTTGCGCACAGGTCGAACGATGGATTGCCCAGATGATGGCCAGCATTACACCTGCGACATCCGGGAAAAGTCGTCCGGCGCTCGTCCTGCTTGGAAACAGGTTAGATGAAATCCGTGACTTGGCGCGCAAGAGCCCCGAACGATTCAAAAACCCTGGACGGATCATCGAAAAGATGGACCAGTTCCAGATTTACTCGGAACTCCGCAGCGAGCTCGCCCACGCGACGACTGAGGTACTCGTTCTGGAAGATGGGTCAGTCCAGATACAGTTCGACAATGCAGGCCTCGTACATCCCCTGATCGAACGGCGGATAATCTTGAACGAAGACAAAATGCGAGAAATCGCAAACAGCTTGGCAAGCCTGGTCAATCAAATCAGGCAGCTTGAACTCAAATAATCACGGCTTTTTCACCGACTCAGCTGATCGTCCGATCAGCCGAAGAAGCGCTCGGCGGGATCCTCGCTTTCCGCCGGCGCTTCGGCTGCAATCCTGGTTCTGGCACTGGGCGTCATCCCGAATTCTGCAGCGTAGCGCATCATGTCTGCGGCGGCCTTGTTGGCGGTGCCGACGAGCGGGTTCTGGATGGCGTTGCCGTTGGTGGTTTTGATCATCAGGCCGCCGGTCAGCTGGTCCTTCTCAGCCATCTTGGCGATCGCGCGTTCAGCCTGGACCCAGCGGCCATAGGCCTGGGCGTAGGCAGCAAGGGCGGCGCGATCGACCTCAGACAGGAGCCCGATACGGTGTAGCCAATGGGCGACCCGGTTCCATTCCTCCAGCGCGTCAGCGGTCAGATGCGGCGGCGCCGATGGCAATGCCGTTACGGTGCGAGGCTCCTTGCGATTGAGCGGTCGTTTGCCGCGGTTGCCCTCGATCAGCTTCAGCTGCGTCGGTTTGGGTTTGGTACCGGGTTTCACTGGGACGGTCCTTCAACTATGCGTCGTGACCAACCTGCTCCCACCACCAACGCCAAGGTCATGACGATTTTCAATTTTCTGCTGTTTGCCGTTGCGGCCGTCGCGCCCTCTGGAGAAACCTTCACCTGCACGCCCATCCGGGTGTGGGACGGCGATGGGCCGATCTGGTGCGCCGAAGGCCCGCGCATCCGTCTGTCTGGTATCGCAGCGCGAGAAATGGATGGCACCTGCCGGCCCAATCACCCATGCCCGAAGGCATCGGCCGAGCAGGCCCGTGATGCGCTGGTCAGTTTGATCGGCCGTCCGGTTGGTGTTTCCCGCGAGGGCCATATCCTTGTGAGCGGCCAGGCTTTGCGTTGTCGTTCCGAAGGCGGCGCTGGTGGTTCACGGACTGCGGCCTGGTGCGTGTCGCCCAAGTCAGGTGACCTTTCCTGTGCGATGGTCAGGGGCGGCTGGGCACTGCGGTGGGATCGGTACTGGCGGCAGCACCGATGCTGATCTGAGCTGAGACCTCATCAAATGTCAGGCCATCAGCTTCCAGCGTCGCGGTGTCACCGGCAAAATCCTGCCAGCGTTTGACGATCACGTCGCAATAGCGCGGATCGAGTTCCATCAGGCGTGCGATGCGGCCGTTCTTTTCGGCGGCGATCAATGTGGTCCCCGATCCGCCGAAGCTGTCGAGCACGATATCGCCGCCCTTGGTGTTGTTGAGCATCTGATACTCGAACAGGGCGACCGGTTTCATGGTCGGGTGCTTGCCATTGCGTGACGGCTTGTCGAACTTGAGGATGGTCGTCTGCTTGCGGTCGCTGGCCCACAGGTGCCCGGCGCCGTCCTTCCAGCCATAGAGGCATGGCTCGTGCTGCCAGTGATAATCCTGCCGGCCCAGCGCCAGCGATGACTTTTCCCAGATCAGACACTGGCGGATTTTCCAGCCAGCATCGATCGCCGCGCCCCGGAAATTATAGCCTTCGCTGTCAGCGTGCCAGATGTAGAACACCGCTCCGGGTTTCATCACCGTGCTGGCGGTGACATAGGCATCGCGCAGGAACTGGCGGAACTCGTCATTGCCCATATTGTCGTTCTGGATGGTCAGCTTGTCCTTGGTGCCGCCCTCATAGGCGACATTGTACGGCGGATCGGTCAGCCACATGTCGACCATCTGCCCGGACGTCAGCTTCTCCATGTCGTCGACGCTGGTGCTGTCGCCGCACATCAGCCGGTGCTTGCCGAGCAGCCAGACGTCGCCCGGGCAACTCACCGGAATTTCCGGAGGGTTGGGAGCCGCGTCGGGATCGGTTAGGCCTTCGGTCTTGTCGGCCGTCAGGGCGGCCAGTTCGTCATCGGAGAAGCCGGTGAGGCCCAGATCGAAGTCGAAGGCCTGCAGGTCCGTCAGCTCGACGCGGAGCAGTTCGGCGTCCCAGCCGGCGTTCAGCGCCAGCTTGTTATCGGCCAGCACATAGGCTCGCTTCTGGGCCTCGGTCCAACCGGCTGCCACCATCACTGGGATGTCGGCAATGCCCAATTTGCGTGCAGCAAGCACCCTTCCATGGCCAGCGATCAGGCCGCCGTCCTCGTCGATGAGCACCGGCACGGTCCAGCCCCATTCGCGGATCGAAGCGGCAATCTGGGCCACCTGTTCCTCGCTGTGGGTGCGGGCATTTCGGGCATAGGGCACCAGTGCCGAGACGCTCCTGCGCTCGACCTTATCTGCCGGCCAATTCACCATGTGACCCCCGGTCGTTAACTCGCGGCTGCGTGAAGTTCTGATCCCCAGCGGTTTCCCACCCGAGAGCGACTGAGAGCGAACCGCCCCCCGGGTCAGGCACAAGGCCAACCGTCGGCATTGACCTCGATCCGCCGGCGATATCCAAACTGCTCGGCGGTGCGGGCCTGGTGGCAGTCAGCACAAAGGCATCGGATATTATTGTCGTCGTCGCTGCCGCCCTGGGTGAGCGGAACGATATGGTCTGGCACCGTCGCGGCCGTGATGATGTCCCGGGATTTGCAGTCGCGGCAAAGCGGTTCGGCCTGGAGACGGCGTCGGCGCTGGGCGACAGCAGCCCGTCCGCGCAATCGCTCAGCCATGGGCAACACCTCAAATGAACAACGCCCGAAAGCCTGTGGGCTCCGGGCGCAGTTCTGAATTCTCTATTTCGGAAGGTCTACGGCATCTGGCAAGATTGGTCAATGGAAAATCACAAATAATATAATATATTCAGTTTGTTAGTGATATTGGTAGGGGAGGGGATCCATCACGAACTGTCTCTGCGGTCCCCGAACAAACGCACCAGCGCATCAAGCCCATGGCCAAGGTTGATGATGTCCGCTGCCGACCAGGTCGCTGCTTCAACCTCATGGCAAACCACTGCATGAACGAGGGTGCTGGGCTTGCGATCGACGGCGCCAGGCGCATCCGCGTCGGCGGTGCGCAGCATCATCATTGCGGCAGCAGCGCGGCGGCGAACCTTCTCGACCAAGGCCGGGTCATGGTCAGGCGTACTGCCACCGAAGATGCCCTCGTTGATTAGCAAGCCGGTCACGGAGCGGGGCTGGTCCATGGGCAGACCCATGACGGCGCGGTTGCGGGCCATGATCTCCCCGTACATGTCGCCTGCCGCATATTGGTCAGCGGCAATCTTGCCAGAAAAGGCGAGGCGGCCCAGCGCGGTGCCCAAACGCTTATCCTTGGCCTGCTTCGCCGTCACCCCATAATGGCGTTGGCGGGCCTGCAGCACCGTGGCGACTGCGTCGCGCTGGGTTTCGCCAACACTGGCCCGAACCAGCTTGCCGCATGGGTGCCGGCGCCCGGCTTTCCGCTTACGACCGCGCGCCATCGCTCGCACCTCCAGCAGCGGAAGCGTCGATGGCAGTTGTCACCAGTTGTCCCTTGTGCGGGCGCGAGGCGAAAACATCACGCGGGCGAAAAAGAGAGAAGAAGTTCAAAATATACTTCTGCTCGCGTACACAAGGGACAACTGGTGACAACTGGAACGCAAAACTGCCATTTTTTGACACCACAACCGCCTCCACGCTAATTTTCATCATCCTATTCATCGCCGGCTCCCTTGGCTGACATTGCGATTGCATCCTTGATTGCCGCCTGCGCTTTTGCCCTGCGCGCCTCCTCTTTCGCCGACCGTTCGACGAACCGGGAATGCACAATCGGGTTGACTGCCCAGCGCGGCGTGTTGCTGCGGGCCGCAGGTCCGGCCTCGATAAGCCAGCCCATGCTTTCCAGCTTTTCGCACAGCTTCCGGCTGTCATCGCTCGTGAGGGATCGCAGAGCCCGTCCTGCGCGCTGAATGACGCGGCTGTTCACCGTGTCGAGCTTATGCGTGACGATGTGCGCCGCGAGATCCACGAGCGTTTCATGGTCATCTGCAAGGCCGAGCATCCCGCAGTAAAATGCCACCGCGTTCGGCGCGATATACTCGTGCATAAATTTGGCCACACGCGCTGCGGTGGCGGCTGTGATGACGCTGGGCGCGCATGGGAGCCCCTGCGCCTCGATACAGTGCCACAGGACGCACAGGCGGGCGAAAATGCCGTCATATTTGCCGAAGTGCGACGCCATCTTGGGAGAGATGACCTCGGTCGACATCATCTCGTGATGCCGCTCCTCAAGCTCGCGGCGTATTTCCTGCGCTAAGGGGTCGAAGCGCATAGCCTCCGCGCCATGATCGTGCGGCCGCAGCTGCCACATATCGACAACAAGCTGCTCATAGGCCTCGACCTCGCCACTGCGGGGCGCGTCAATGCCGACAGATGCCTGGTGAAGCGGAATTGGCAACAGGCGCTGCACAAGGCCGTCATCGACCGATTCCCCGACCAGGCGACGCAGCGGCTCCGGCTGGATTCCTCCAAGGACGGATATGGATAGGTTCGGGATGAGCGCGGCCCCGCGAGCAACGCGGTTAAGCGCATATTCGCCGCCGTTGAAGGCTTGCAGCCAGAATGCCCGGTCGCCCGCAGCGCCTTTGGCCGATCCATATTTATCCATGGCGCCGAACCAGCCGGATAGCTCGTCCTGCACCGACAAGATGCCATCAGGCGAGCCTTTCATGACCTCTTGGGCGGCTTCGACCGTCGCATCGCTGATACGCAATCGACGTTGCAAAGGCTTTTGGATGCCCTCGCGCTCGGTCTTTTTCCTCGCCTGATCCTCGTCATAGGCGTCCAATTTCACCATGTATTCGGCGAAAAGCTGGGCGTCCAAACGGTTGAGCGGGCGGGTGGCTGCGGACATGATCGGCGTTTTCTTGGCGCTCGGAGGTCCGATCAGCGCCACCCATAGACGGGCGCTTTCCTTCCACGAGGGATCGTGCTGTTTCACCTGTACGCAAATGCGATCCGAAATTACGGCGGAGCAGACGGCGAGCGCCGACATGGCAATGCCGCCGGGATCCACACCCATGAGTTCCGCCTGGGATTCCGCATATTTTTCGATGACGTCAGGGAGCAGTCCGCGCGGCAGAACGGCGGGATCATAACGCGCCCATAAATCTACCGGGTCGGGATAATCCGCTTCGTCGATTACGGCTTCTGGTTGGTCGAAAACCTCGCCACCCACCGCGTTCATCGAATCGATATCTTCGGCGCATATGCCCGGATCGTCAGGGTGCATCGCCGGCGGCGCGCTATATGGCTGCGGCTGAGCGGCGCGGCGCTCCTGATAGAGCGTGCGGAAAGCCGACTTATGATCGCCGCTATGCTCGAAATGGACGAAAAGGTCATAGGCGTCGCCGAAGCACCCCGCCTGGCATTTCTGACCAAGGCCGGACGCCACGTCGCTGGCCGACAGGCTGATCCAGGAATCCTCGACGATACGGGTCGCGTAGCTATCGCTCTGCTGGTGCGGCGAGCGCCAATCCGCCGGATTGCGCGGGCTTTGCTTATATCCGTAGAGTTCGAGCAGGTTCGCAACCGGAGTGCCGCGGTTGAACTCCTCCATGATCGGCGCGTCGTCATTGCGCGGACGATTGGCACGGCGCCGGGCTGCCTCCTCGCGCATCTGCTTGCGCTCTGCCTCATCGTCCTCGCGCTTGCGGGCGATCGCGGCCATGCCGGATGCGAGCGGGCCGTCTGTGGTCAGGCCTGGGGCATTGGTGCCGGTGGTCGCGCGTTTATAGAACAGCGGCGCCCCGTCATCGTCGCGGAGCAATTCGCCGGTTTTGGCATGGTGATCGGGGACGTTGGGTAGATAGACGGGCTGGCCGGCGCGATCGAGCGCGCGGTCCATATCGATGCCGCCATATTCCATGAAATTGAAAAAGGCGTGCTGCGCGTCGTGCCAATCATCAAAACCTATCGGCTGGGCAAGCGGGATGACAATGCGCCACCTTTTGTCATCGGCGCGGGCGTGGGCGGTCGAGAAGATCAGCCAGGCCGCGTCCCTGGCAAACCCGCGCACCATGGACTCGATGCGGTGCAGCGGGTGGTCACCATGGTCAACGTCGCCGCACAGAGCCACGAAGACCCCGTCAGACCGCTGGGTGGCGTGGCTGCGGGCGTCGTGGGCGCTGTAGCTGCTGGGGATGAATGCGAGCCCGTCCAGCTTGTCCGCATTGCCCGGTTCGAGCGCGAACAGGCTGGCGAGGGTCCGCGTGTCATATTCGCCGCCGGTTGTTATGCGCGTATCGTGCTGGCCGTTGAAGGTGACGACCTGGCGCGCGTTCCACGACGGCGCGAGCTTGTGAATGTTATCGGCCTCGGTCGCCATTATATGGACTCCCGATCACCCCGGCGCTGCAACTCCGCCGAAATGATCGGGAGAGTCATCAGCTGGCGCTCCTCTTCAGCGCCGATTTCACAGCAGGGTCGACGCCAGTCGCACCGGCCTCGCGGGCCATCTGGTACAAGCGCCTCAGTGCCGAGGCGCGACGGTAGGCCGCGGAGTATTCCTGATCGGCAGCGACGATCGCGAACGCGACATCATCGATGGTCGCGTCCACGAGGGGGAGCAGATCTTCGCTTTCGCATGCCGGATGCTGCGGAAACGTGATGGTATCGGGCAGGCCTTCGAGGGCGTAATGCGCCTTGCGCAGGCGCGCGACAGGGTTCGAGAACAACATGGGAGGACCTTTCATTTGGGGAGATCGCTGGCCTGGGAATCGGCCTCAGGCTCGCTGGAATAGACGGCCAATAGCGGGGTGCCGTCGGCGTGGGTGCCGGCCTCTTCGATGTGGTACCGGCGCTGAGCCTCGAAGATTTCCGGCAACTCCCAGCGACGGTAGAGGCCGGGGATCCGCTTCAGAGACTCAATCGGGATGGCAGTCGTATCGGTCATAAACTGGGGTTTCCTGTTTGTGAAAAGACGCTCGGTGCGTCCGAAGTTGAAAAGCCAACGGCGCGCGCCGAGCGGGACAAAGGGTCAGGAATTTTCGTCGACATGATCGCGCAGGCGCTTCAACGCGCGCTGGAACCGTTTGCGGGCCGCGGGTTCTGACAGGCCGAGATCCTTGCCAGCTTTGACCTGCGTGTACCCATCTACGACAACGCGGATGACGAGATCGGCGTCGGCGCCGATCAGACTGGTCAATTTGGCCAGCAGGCTTTCGGGAAGCGCGTCGGCATCAGGAGCATGCATCGTTCCGCCATGGGTGTCGGGATCGAACGCGTCCTGCTGCTGTTGCAGGAGACTTTCCCGCCGATGTGCCCGGAGCACATCGCGTTCGACATTCTGGAGGATCGTGGCCGCGATCCAGTTGACCTTCGTGAGATCAAGGTTCCGGATCCCGGCGGTTGCACGGGCGAGGATCTCGGAGGCAAGCTCGTCCACATGGCCAAGACGCCGGGCTCGCGAACGAAGGAAGACACCATCGAGCCCGGGCCAAAGCGCCAGCAGCATGAGCGTGAGCGCACAGTCACCGGCACGGTCGTCTGATTTCGCACTCCGGATCAGCGTGCTGAGCACGATGTTCTTCTTGTCCGAAGGAGCATCGCCACGGTGCAGGTGGTCCAGCAAAGCCGCCGGGTCCGCAAAACGGGTCAATTCCGGGTGTCTGGACCGCACCGTGTTGAAGCCGCGCTGGAAGTTGAGGGTGGAAGATGAATGCATGATATTTCCGTGGAAATCGTGCCACGTGAAGGACATTGGACGCCTGCCTTGCGGCCGGGCGTCCAGTGCCTCCTTCCGGCCAGGTCAGGGCGTCGAGCACCTCTGCGTTGTTGGGATTTGGGTGGAGTTTGCGCCTCAGCGCAGTGCGGGACCGGTTGCCTTGTTCAGCGATCCGCAACCGCGGCAGGTGGCCACCACAGGAAAGCCCACGAGATATTCGTGCCCCCGCGCAAAGCGCAGGTGCATCTGGCCGTCACGGCAGACGCCGAGCAACTTGGCGCAACTGCTGCAGCGCCATTCGCGTTCAGTGGTGGAAGGGGCGGCGCCGGGGTTGTGGCTCTGATTGGCCACACGGCGCGAGAGGTAGGGAGTCGTCATCGGGGTGCTCCTCGTTTCAGGAGCACACCTAATAATCAGCACTTTGTCAGACCGTCGCCTGCGGCATGTTAGACCGTTGTCAGACGGGTTCTTCGATCGGGGATTCCACGGCGTCTTTCGTCGTCAGTCCGGCGACGAGCAGGCGCCAGTAGCCACGCTTGGCGCCGGTGCCGATGTAGACGTCCCGGATGCTCTCCCACATCTCCTTCCGGAATGCCTGCTGGGGGCTTCTGGAGTCGAAGCCATCCATCAGCGCCTTGACCTGAATGTCGGGGCTGCCTTGCCCGGCTGCGACGACGAGGCGTTCGAAGATTGTAAGCTGATCGTTCCCGGCGAGGTGCAGCGGTTCCTTACCCGGAATGTACAGAGTACCGGACTGTGTGCTCGTCCGCACCACCCGCGGTGACACGCCCCCGCGTGCGAGCGAAAGGCTGCTCCGATATGCGAGTTCGAGGCCGTCCCGAGCGAACAGGATCTCATCGTCCGCTGATGCGAGGTGGGACAGGAGCGGCATAACCACGTTCGGGCCGAGGTGCGATGGCATTTCCTCGCTTGCCGCGAGGATGATGCCGACGCCGGCTGAGTTCCGCGCGCGCAGGGCCAGATCCAGCCGCTGCGCCGTTTTCGGATCATTGAGACGCCGGGCGAAATAGATGGGCGCTTCGGTGCCATCGACCTGTATCGTACCGAGAAGGGTCAGGTCAGGGTCGAGAATCTGCGCTGCCAGCCTGCTCAGGAGCGGTTTCATCAGGCGCATGAGCGTCTCGTGAAGCCATTGGGCGTTGATCGTGTACATCTCGACATCGGACGCTGGCCGTTTGCCGGCATCCTCGCCGAACGGGCCTACAATACGGACCATGCCTCCTGTCGCTGACGGCTTGATGGTGCCTTCCCCGTCGAGGTCGTCCTCCTCGATGAGGACCACATCCTGCCGGTCGCGCCGCTCGAGTAGCCCGCCTTCGATCAGTCGGCTCGCGTCGAGCCCCAGTTCCAGCAGATACCCACCGCTGACCTCGTCCTCGACCCGGTCGTGGAGTTGAACCAACTGGGGAAAGATCGCGCGCAGATCGTCGGGTGAAATCTGTCGGAATGCACTGAGAATTCCCCATTCTTTCAGAAGATCGAAGCCGAGGCTGCGATCTTCCGGATCCGCCTTGCTCTGCAGGTTGCAGCTTTTCGTGCCTGCGATCGTGATGTTCAGCGTCCGCTCTTTCTCGTCGCCGACCCGATTATAGGCAACCGCTATCCCGATGCGGCTGAAGGCTTCTGCGCGTTGGAAGATGTTCCCGGCTCCGAGGTACTGGTCAGCCACCTCCTCGATATTGTCCTCGACGGTGACTTTGAGCTGCAGCTTGCGCCCCCAGTGGCCGAGCCGGACCTCTGCTTCCACGACACGGGAAAATTTGAGCTCGTAGCCGTCGATCGTGGGAGGTTGCAGCAGAAGCGAGGTGCGGAACCGCGTGAGATTGTAACGCTTCCAGGTCAGCGGCTTCTGGGAGAGGTCCTGGCCGAGTGCGACTTCGGCAAACGAGTTGCTGACTGTCTGGCGCACCACCGGGTTGTCCGCACAGATCTCGATCTGCCGCAGCGATGGCGTGTAGATCAGCGTCGCCTCGTTCGGTGGTCGGTAGTAAATCGTTGCCCGACGTCCATCGTGTCGGTGGTTGTAAACGCTCGACAGCGGTCCGCCATGCCGGACGATCAGCATGATGGACGCGGGGTGCGCATCGGTGGCGGGCAGATCGAGCGCTTTCACCGTACAGGAAATCTCGGGCTTGAGCTCGAGCAGCTCCTTGATCCTGGTGGCCAGCACCGCCTCGTCGATTCCCACAGCATCGAGAGCAACATGATTTTCGAGATCAACCTCAAAGGCGTCGTAGAGCTTGCCGTGGTCGCGGAACTGCCGGGCAAAATGAAAACTCTCGGCATCCTCGAACGTTTCGCGCGCGTTTAGGTAGACCCAAATGCTCCTGCAAAGCCGATCGGGCTGTCGATCGAACTCCAGCGACTGGTCATCACCGAGCTGCTGCTTGACGATTGTCGTAAGGGACGTGGCACCTTTGCTGTCCGCGAGAGACCGGATTCTACGCGATCGCTGCTCTGCCGGTCGTAATTCGTCCTGATCAAAGTCCGATAGCGTTTGGATGAGCCCTTGTCGAAACGCCTCGACCGCTTCCTCGTCCACTTGATCGGGGCAGTCTTCAGGCAAATTGAAGTCCGGTTCGTTGTCACCCTCTCTGAGAGCAAGAGCTGCCCGGGCAAGATCGATGCGCGCGTCCTCGATCAGTGCCAGGACCTGAGGACCGATAGAATTTGCCTTTCGTGACACCACGCTCACCCCTTTGATCAATTTCCTATTCAGATGATTCGCAATCAATGATTGCTGGCAGCATGGCAGTGCGCAAGGATGATATTCCAGATTTATTCATAGCTTCATGTGAAGCGCCGCGAACCCACTGTCCCGTTTCGCAGGGTCATTTGGCTTTTCCGTCTCAGTACTATCGCTCGACCCAGTCGGGTGCCAGACGGAGATGCCAAGTGAAACGCCCGTACCCGATATATCCCGATCATATGCCTTCGGCCGCACGCCGCGGGCCATGTTTCGCGTTGCCAGACACCAAAGTTGGGGTGGCAGCATGAGCAGAGAAAACGGCATCAATCCGGACATCATGTCCGTGGATTCCCGACTGTCCGAGTTGGGCCGCATCATCGCTGCGGGCATTCTGCGCATGCGCGAACAGTCCAGTCCTTTACCTGCGCGCAGCGGAGATAGTTCGCTCGCTATCCTGCCCGCCAAGAGCGTCAGTCGTCCCCGGGCAAAGGCCCGGATTGGAGAATGATGATGCAAAAACAGGACAATGCGAAGGTGCTGGCCAGGCTGGCCAGGCTGGCCGCGCTGAAGGCGATGACGGTCAGGGAACTGAAAACAGAATGGCAGGGCCTGATGGGATCGGCGGCACCCAACAATAGCCGATCGTTTCTGGAGCAGCGGCTGGCCTACCGCATCCAGGAGCTGACCTGGGGCGGGCCTTCCAAGCCGGTCATTCGACTGCTCGATGCGCTGGCCGACGAGGTTGAGGGCAAGAAGGTCCGTAAGTCGGTGATCAGCGATCCTCGCAATCCGGTGATTGGCACGAGGCTGGTGCGCGAATGGGATGGCGCCGAACACATCATCACGGTGCTGAAGGACGGGTTCGACTGGCAGGGGCGGCGCTACAAGTCCCTGTCGGCAGTCGCCCGCGACATCACCGGCACGCAATGGAACGGCTACCGCTTCTTTGGCCTGCGGGAAAACAGGAAGGACGCCGCATGACGGAGATGACACCCCGGCGGCGACTGCGCTGCGCCATCTACACCCGCAAATCCAGCGAGGAAGGGTTGGACATGGAGTTCAACAGCCTCGATGCCCAGCGCGAGTCCTGCGAGGCCTATGTCGCCAGCCAGCGCGCCGAAGGTTGGGCCTGCATGCGCGAACGCTATGATGACGGGGGGTTCTCGGGCGGGACGCTGGATCGCCCGGGCCTGAAAACCCTGATCGAGGATATCGAGGCCGGGCTGGTCGACGTGATTGTCGTTTACAAGATCGACCGCCTGTCACGGTCGCTGATGGACTTCGCCAAGCTGGTCGAGGTGTTCGACCGGCACGGGGTCACGTTCGTGTCGGTGACGCAGGCGTTCAATACCACTACCAGCATGGGCCGCCTGACACTCAATATCCTGCTGTCCTTCGCCCAGTTCGAGCGCGAGGTCACCGGCGAGCGGATCCGTGACAAGTTCGCGGCCAGCCGTGCAAAAGGCATGTGGATGGGCGGGTTCGTGCCGATGGGTTATGATTTGGTCGCCCGCAAGCTCATCATCAACGATGCCGAAGCCGCCACGGTGCGCGGCATCTTCGAACGGTTCGTGGAGCTGGGCTCGGCGACGACGCTGACCCGCGAGTTGGTGGCGAACGGGACCCTCAACAAGCGTGGGCGCCCGATCGACAAGGGGTTTCTCTACAAGCTTTTCCGCAACCGGCTCTATCTCGGTGAGGCCGTGCACAAGGGCACCAGCTATCCCGGCGAGCATCGGGCCATCATCGACCAGCCGCTGTGGGATCAGGTGCATGCCATATTGCAGGAGAGCCCACGGCAGCGGGCGGCCAACACCCGTGCGCAGACCCCGGCGCTCTTGAAGGGGCTGATATTCACCACCACCGGCATCGCCATGACACCGACCGCTACCAAGAAGGGTGGCCGGCATTATCGCTACTATACTTCGATGGACGCCATCCGGAACCGGGCTGCCGAAGGCACCGACGGGTTCGTCCGGCTCAACGCGGGGATGGTGGAAACGGCCGTAGTCCAGCACATTCGGTCGCTGCTGCGCACGCCAGAGATCGTCACGCGGGCGGTTGAAGGTGCGCGCCGGACTGACCCGACCGTCAACGAGACTGAAGTCGTCACTGCGCTGTCGGACTTCGATGGGCTGTGGGAATCGCTGTTCCCGGCCGAACAGGCCCGCATCGCCCGGCTGCTGATAGAGCGGGTCACGGTCAGCAGCGACGGCCTCGCGGTCGATCTGCGCACCGAGGGTCTCGGATCGATCATCCGCGAAATGGTCACCCCGAAACAGGAGTTGGCAGCATGAGCGCCCCCACCACCATGCGGGTTTTCATCCCGCTCACCATCCGCAAGCGCAACGGACGGCCGAAGATCGTGCCTCCCGCCGACATGGCACCGGATATCGGCGGGGTGGATCCGCATGTGCTGAAGGCGATCGCCAAGGCGTGGAGCTGGCGGCGGAAGCTGGAGAGTGGGGAAGCGGCGACGATACAGGATATCGCGCAAGCCGAGGGCATTTCGGATCGTTATGTCGGGCGCATGCTGCGACTGGCCTATCTTGCCCCGGCCGTGCTGGAAAAGCTCCTGATCCAGCGCATGGCCCCGACCGTGTCGATCAAGGACATGACGGCCGCTGCCGAACTGCCGTGGGCGGAGCAGGAGGCGGTGGTATATGGTCAGGGATAA